GAATGTGGTATATCTGTAGCATTAATAGAATAATATCTATTTGTTAAAGCATTATCAAAATCATCCAGAACAGAAGAAGAGGCTACTAGAGCTTCCCCAGAGAAACACTCACCTAAATCAGCCTTTATTGCACTTATCTCATCGCCTGTCTTTTTGGCATCCGCCGCCTTGCCCGTCACAGAAAGCGTTGTATCCGTTGTGAAGGACTCAGCCGCCTCCTGCGCCTCTGCTGCTGATGCCGCTGCGGCTGATGCATTGGCCGCTGTCTGATCAATGGCATCCTGCAGCATGCTTAAATCTGAGTCAGATGCATCTCCATCCTCAACAGGATCTCTGTGTACCTGCAGGATGAAAATGGCGGAGCTGATCCGCTTATCTCCTGTGCTTGAGACTACCAGTGTTCCTCTGGCTCCTCCCGGCGCTGCTGTCATCTGCTTCGTTGTCGGCACTGTAACAATAGACCTGTCAGAGCTATCCACTGTGCCAGTAACCAGGACAATATGACCATCCGGCTTTTTGATATCTACTCTTACCGAGGCCCCGGAAGGAACTTCCACTTTTGACCGGCCAAACCAGAGCTGAAACCTCAGCTGTCTTATCGTGTCATCATACTGTGACACATGGACCGTTGCCGGCAGGCCGCCCGGTGCAAAATTAAGATTAATTAAATGTTCCATACTCTCTCCTTATTGACTCGTCAGGATTCCATTCACAAAGTGAACATCTCTCCAGACATTCTGTGTAGTCCCGCCAACAGTTTCCTGCACGTATAACCTCACTATATCTGATACAGTGTAGTATCTGTTACCATTCTGCAGTATTGACAGGTCGTCTGCTTCCAGATCCAACGCAGGTGTTATTATTTTCAATCCTTTGTGCCGGTTCCCGTCCGGTGTATAGAAATCTCCGCTTCCGTCTATTGTTGCCTGGGTATTCCCGCCTACTCCAGATTTCATCTGTCCATTCTCGAACTTGATGAATTTCCCGGTTCCAAGCGCGTCCTCCTGCATCAGCCAGTATCCATCAATCTGCTCAACTCCGTACTTGTCTATCGTAAGAAAGATATCATCATTAGCATCCCTGACATCAATCATTCCGTTCTGAGTGCCGCCTACTGTAAGAGTGCCGCCTTTTATCCGGTCTGCGGACATCGTGCCTGCTGTGATGCTGTTGGCATTGAGATTTATGACATTGATCTGCTGCGCGTCAAGTGTGCCATCTATGAGCCAAGCTGAGTTGAATGGCCCCATATAACCATTCTGTGAGAAGCCTATGCCGTTCTTATTGATCCTGATGCAGTTCACTGCCAGATCTACATCAGGCCTATCCATTACAATGATTTCCTGCGGGTTTCCGTTCGCGTCTGCATTCATTACCACATAGCCGCCAAGGCCTCCGCGGATCATATCTGTTGCATGGCTAATTGCCTGGTCAAACCATGACTTTGCCGCGCTGATCATCTTCTCTGGCTCATGCGATGTTTCTATGATTGTAGCAGCTAGATTTGTGCGGCCCTGGCCTACTTCTATTGACTCATAGCGCTCTTTTAAGACATCGTACACAGTTCTTATTACCTTGGCCGTTGTCTCGACTCCAAGAGGCTCATATGAGATTGTCACCGTATCACAGAGGTTCACTCTCTCCAGCGGAGCTATTTGCTCATATTCCTTTGTCTGCCAGAGAGCCACGAAAGAAAATTTAATGCTGTCCTTTGGTGTCTGCTTGCCGCTAAGGTAATTTGTAGCCCAGCTCCGCATAGTTGCCTCGCTCGGTTCATTCTCATAATCTTCTGTAATATCCACAACTTCCACCCTTGACCATGAAAACTCATGTGCCGTAGATACTACCCGCTCAGGAAGCTCTTTATATACTCCATCGCGGCTCCAAAACGGATACACTGCTGTTACCACGTTTGACAGATTATGGTCCTGCAGGAGATCTATCAGGTTCTTGCCGTACCTGATCTTCACTCCTCTGTTGATTCCTCGCGCTGTATGCAGCTTTACTGTCCACTTGTCCCACTCCAGCTCTCCGCCGTAACAATCGAGCATTGAGCCCTCTGTCCCGCCAAGCCTTGACCTGATCGAGCCAGGAACATCATGCGCACATGTCGCATTAACTACCCTGTCTGTCCAGAATGTAAACGGGCAACTGACTGCTGCATACTGTGATAGGCACTGCATTGCATCTGCGGCATTTGTAGCCCTGAAAGGCCGCACAGGTATATAGTTCAGCCTGTAAGAGATATGCTGCGCGTAAAAGGTCACTATGCCGTTCATCGGCTTGCTGTGCCTGTAGATCACAAAGGGCTGCGGCTCCTTACCGTCTGCCGGTATAGCTGAGATGATTCTATCATCTGTAATATCCGCAAAATGCCGCCCTGTGACCGGATACTTGAGCTGCAGCTCGTACTCTCCGTTTCTGGCTTCCGTCACTTTACAGCTCACGCAATCCGGCAGCCTTCCGAGCCCGTTTGTTATAAAGTTCGTTTCATCGCTTTCATACAGTATCGGATTCATACAACAAACCACCTCGGAGTTATGATCACTTTTGTTATCCCTGAGAAGGTGATGCCCGTACTCCCCGGAGCAAGCCGCGGGAAGTCCCCGGAGCATGTAACCTTCGAATTTCTGTTGTTTGCTGCAGTGTTATAAAATGCGTCCTCAGTCTCACAATCTATGTCTATGTAGGATTCTGAGACTCCTGCAATTGTCACTGTCTTGCTGCCTATCGTCAAAGTTCCGTTGCCGTAAGCCCTGATGAGCGGCTTTGACTCATGCCGCGTTGGATTCACTATGCTGGCTCCGGAACTTGTAAACGTGATAGGCAGCTCTCCTTCTATGAGCCATCTCTGCGGTTTCATGTTAAAAACAATGTCAAAAGTTCCGCTCTGGTTATCAACTCCGGTATTCGGATTGATCGGCCCTTTCACCTCTGCCATCCTGTATTCTCTCGGATGCCTCGTATCTTCTAAGCGATGATAGCCCGGATCTGCGAGAAGGAAGTTCCTCAGCTCCTCAAAGTTGTAAGGAAAGTTTGCAGGAATGAAACAGTTATAAGGTATTGTCTGATTCTTATAGCATCCGTTGTCAAAGATGAGATCTCCGGACCTTCCCGGCACATGGATCTGCTCAGTATCTCTCTCCGGCCCCGCGTAGGATTCAGTACCGGAGTCATACGCATTGTATTCAAATATCTCTATTCCGTTATACGTTATACTCATGCAAATACTGCATCCTTTCTATCAATGTCATCCTGTATGAGCTCTGCCACCTTTTCGGCAAGTGCCTCCTCATCCATCCCCGCTGACGGGTATACATTAATGGTAAGGCCTCCCATGTTGGTGGTCCTTGTATTGTTCACAACCGAACTCACTGCATCTTTCATCATTGCCATGAGCTTACCGGCTCCGGAAACAACCTCAGCGCCGTTCCCATCGCCGCCGCCCAGCAGGCTGCCGGCATTATACCCGAATATTGTAGGAGAATTGAGAAGCACAGGAGTTGTATACGCCTTCTTGTACCACTCCACATCAATGGAAGGCAGCTCAATGCCTCCGTCCCAGGACCAGCCAAATGAGCCTGATACAGAGAAGTGCGGAAGCGGCAGATCTGGCAGCTCCCAATTGAAATCCAAGAAGCCTTTGATGGCATCAATAGCGCCGGAAACCGTGTCCTTCGCACCGTTCCATATCTCGGAAAATTTATCTCCAATCGCTCCAAGCTTATCATCTACCCACTCTTTTGCAGAGCTCAGACCGTCCTTTATCGAGGTTTCAACGCCGCCGATCCAGTCTGTCACGCCGTTGCTGACATTCTGATACATGCCATCAAAACTAGCTATCACACCATCGAGCTTGCCGCCTGTCAGGTCGTTGATGAATGTAAGCCCTGTGTCTATATCGGTCCTTATTCCGAGCATCATAGCGCCAACCGCGCCGCTGACTCCGCCGCCGCACTCATCATAGTACTGCCGCATCTCATCCAGCTTATTGCTCTGGAGCTCTGTGGCATCCGAGATGGCAGTATTCATATTCTCCTTCATGCCATCCCAGGCCTCGGATATCTGACCGCCTATCTCAGCCGCTTTCTCTGCAGCCCCGTCAAAGAACGCGCCAATATTCTCAGCCCATCCCGCTGCTGTTTCTTTGATAGTGTCCCAATTCTCTACAACCAGAACACCCGCGCCCACTATCGCTCCAAGCGCTATTGGTATGGCTGCCAGAGGACCGCCGGCAAGCAATCCAAGAGATCCCACAAAGCTTGCAATCTGCATTCCTGCCATGACTCCGGCAATAGCGCCGACTACAGAGGCTATTGTTTCGCCGTTTTCGAGCATCCATGTGCCGACATTTATCACGCCTGTTGCCAGATCGCCCACGAGCTTGGCAGTTCCTTCAAAGTCAAAGCCTTCAATGGTATCCCACAAAGACTCTGCTCCATCGCTGATCAGGCCAAAAGCGCTCTCCCAATCAACTGCCTCGACAAACTCAACTGCCCTCTGGCCCATGTTTGCGATCTTGTCACCGACTGCATCCCAATCCACAGAGGCCGCCCAATCCTGGAACACACCTGCTACACTGGTCACGGCCGGCGCAAGGCCTACAGCCAGCTGGTTCTTAATGCCCTTGACTGTTACATCAAATGTCTGAAAAGCATCATCAACTTCACCGAGAGCGCCAAGCTGTTCCTCAGACAGGACATAGCCGGATTCATGTGCCGCATCGGTGAAGCCTTTCAGCTTGTCCTCACCCGCAGCTATGAGAGGATTGAGATCCTGCGCGGATTTTCCAAAGATTTCCATTGCCAGGGCATCGCGCTCTGTCTCATTGGTCATCTTTCCAAGCGCGGCAATACTCTCGGCAAATACTTCCTCGTTATCTCTCAGTGCTCCATTGCCATCAGTGACGGATACGCCAAGGCGCTTGAATGCATCAACATACTTGTCTGAGCCATCCCGCGCGCTTGCCATTCCCCTTGTGAGCTTTGTCATGCTGCCTGTGATCGTGTCAACACTGACATCCACAAGCTCAGACATGTATTTGTATTCCTGGAGCTTGTCTGTGCTTATGCCGGTCACTGTGCTCATGGTGAGCACTTCATCAGCATAGGCCGCGGCATCTTTTACACCGTCCACCATTGCTCCGGAAATATTCTTAATGCCTGTCACAATGGCATCAAGGCCGGCAGTGATCGCTTTCGAGGCCAGATTAGCCATCAGGGTATCACCGAATACACTGGCCTTGCCGGAAGCGTCATCCATGGCATTGCCTGCATCTTTTGTGGCATCACCAACATTATCCATGTTCTTGTTGGTGTCCTTCAGCTCGCCCTCCATCTTATTGAGCTGTGTGGTAGCCTCATTGACTGCCTGTTTCCACTTGAGAGTTTTGGTGTCATTCTCACCGTACTTGTCAGCGGATTTGCCAAGCATCTCCTGCAGGAGCCTTACTTTCTCTTTCTGATTGTCAATTTCTTTTCGCAGTACCTCAGACTTGGCCGCTGCCTTTTCTTCTGCAGATGTAGTCTCATCAAATGAGGACTCAACTTTTTTCATCTCGGAATCAAGGGTTTTAGTTGTCTGAATTATCTGCTGTAACTGTTTTCTATACTCGGCCTCACCGTCTATACCGATCCGAGGCCCTATGTTTACTGCCATATCAATCCAGCTCCATCAGTTCATCATGCGTTCTTTCGGGGACCACAATGCAGTTTCCGTTATACACAGAAAAGCAGGCCATCATATCTTTGTACTCTCCGTAGTACATTGACATGACTGCCTGCTCATCCAAGTTCATAATCCTGCCATAGAAGAGATACCATGCACGATTCTCTTTTACTGGCTTACTGCGTTTTCTGTTTTTTTTCCTGGCATTTCCCTTACATGCACAGTCTGAGCGCTCTGCTTCTTGAAGTTCTTGAAAGCTTCATTAACACAGGCCTGATAAGTTTCCTCATCAAGGTACTCAAAATCTTCTGCAGTGAGGAGCTTCGGCTCATATGTCCTGCCTTCCCTCTCTGCCTCATGCCGCATCCTGTTCTCATAGCCATTCTGGAGGATGGCCAGGATCTTCGGCATGTACTGGACTGCCGTATTGCCTCCGGTGATCAGAGCACCGAGGTTCTTGATGTCCTTATCCGGGCAAATCTCGATCAGTTCAATTGTGGCTTTGATGGTCCGTGAAAAACCTGTTTTAATACCATAAATCTCCATGTTCTCTCCTTATGTTCCTGAGCCGGAAGTCCCTGAGCCGGAAGATGATGAAATCATGAGCAGCGCACACAGCTCTGCAAATGCCTCATCCTCTGTCGTGTAGTAGTTCGCTCCTCTGAGTCTCCATGTTTTATCCTCCGTATCATCGCGGAAGATCTGCGCGGAGTTCTCCGTAGTCTGCCAGTTCTTTGTTTCCTCTTCTGTCTCTGCAGCGTCACCGGATTCATTGAACTTGACCTTTGTAAGCATGATTGCCCTGTAGATCTCCTGACCGCCGCACTGGTACTTCCTGAGATAACCAAAACCACAGTAAGGGACTTCATCCACTACCGTAGATTTCTCAACCTCTATTCCGTTCACCTCTGCCGTTTCCCCGCGGCCATGAATGAGCTGATCAGCGGCATAAAACAGGTCATCTGTGACCACTGTCATGCTGCCGCCCGTAAATTTGCCTCCTGCGCTCTCAGCATCCATATTGTCGGCTCTCCATGTGTTCGCGTCCGAGCTGTTAGCCTGGATCTGCACAGATGCACCTCTGGCAAAAGGAATGCCGCCTGTATATGTCACAGTGTTCCCGGAGGCATTATAGAGCGCAACCATCGGCTTGGAGAAGCCGATTCCAATTGCACCCGCTATTGCATTTGTATTTACAAATTTAGACATTTTCTTACTCCTTTGTTACTTCCTTGATTTTCTGTTCTATCACTTCTGCCATGACTCTTTCGGCCTCTGGCTTCTTGGCTTTGACTGCCGGCGCTATGACCGGAGTTTTCTGCCGGAAAGAGGAGCCTGTTTCCGCTGATCGGATAATCAAAGCATTCGGCTGACCATTCGGGAAGGCTTTGGTTCTGACTCCGTTATATCCATCCATGCCAATCTTTACATGAATAAATCCGTTATCATCTTTCATCTTTGCGATGCCAAGCCCGTCAAGGAGCCCCGCCTTCTGCTTCCGCGTCACTCCTTTTACCGGATTCTGCGGAGTGCCATGCCTCTCATCTGTAGGCATATTCTTAATATTCTTCCTGATTTCATCAGCAACGATTTTAGCGCCCTGATACACGGCAGCTCCAATCTGTTCTTCTGCTGACTTGTCAAGGGCCTGCAGCTGTGCAATATACTCCGTTATTCCATTTCCCACAGTCCATTTAGCCATCTTACATTCTCCATGACCAGCTATAATGAATCAGACCGGTTTCCTCTTCCTTCCCTGCGCTTACCAGCTCCCAGCGCGTTACAGGAGCCATCTGCAGCTTTTCCTGTATCGTATCTATCCTGGCATCGTACTCTGTCATTGTGTAGAAATCCAGAGTGCCGGTGAGCACCTGCTCTGTCTTTTGATTGTCAAGATATGGGCTATCATCTTCGCTTATCTCTGACCATACAAGCCAGTGATCCGCGTTATGCATTCCCTTCCTGTGAGGCCTGTAGTAGTGATAGAAATTCGCTGTGACACCTTTCATCAAATCGCGGAAGGCTCTAAGCTTAGTTGTCAGCGACATCATACAAATCACCATTCCTCTCAAGTGTCACAATTGCATCAAAATCATCATCCTGCACCGCTGCTACTCTGTACTGTTTGCCGGCTATGACCGCATACAGCTCTCCATCATCCGGCATCTCGACATTCAGCAGCTTGATCAGCGCGGCTATCTCCTGCCCCGCGCCCATAGCCGCATAGAGCCGCGTTACACCTATTCTCTGCTTTTCGTAAAATGCATCAAAAAGGGGAACAAGCCGCATCTGCGGCTCATCCCCCACATCGGACACATTCTCCAGAGTGCAGATCATTGCACTGCCGTATTTGTCCATATCAATCCTCCAGCCAATTGGTATAACCTTCGGCAGTCTGCAACTGTGCTTTCTGCTCATCGTATGAGGCTTTCAGCTTATCATAATTTGCAGGATCATGAAAATGCATCCTGCAGTATGTTTTGATTGCCAGGATTATCAGAGCATCTGTTTCTGACTGATTCTCTGTCACTCCGGCAATTCCAAGGTCACTCCTTGCCGCGTTTATCAGATCCGTTATCTCATCATCGAAAATACTGGATCTCACGCCAAGCGTCACCTTAACAGATTCAAGCAGCTGATTGCCGCCCGTTATGGCTGTTGACATTGCTTGTCCTCCTTACGGCATCATGTGCCAGATCCGGAGCTGACAGTAAATGTGGCCTGTACTGCAGCCTCCGGATTCTCCAGGGCAGCATCATACAGTGAATATCCTGTGATGATTGTGTTTGCCGTTTTCGGCTCAATTGCCGTGAAGATTTCCAGATCGTCAAATTCGTTCTTGAGAAGCTGCCCCCTGCGAATCAGGAGTACAACATTGTCAGCAAGCTGATCATCCTTCTTAACCACGGCTCCATAAATGCGGCCCTGTGTCACCGGGTCCACCATGCTATTCGGAGTAAAGAGCTTGTTATGATTGCCATCCTCAATACCGGCAAGCTGATTCCAGATAGTTGCCTGATTTGCATATACAACCGGCTCACCCGTACCCTTGAGCAGGGCAAACATGGATCTGATTGTTGCATCGCTGTATGTCTGTCCTGTAAGGATATTAGCTGCTTTCATACCGGAATTTGTAACAGCGGAGCCGCCTGCCGGAGCCGCGTTGCGGAGTCTCGCAATGCATACATTCTCTTTTGCAACCTTGATTCTCTTGCCAAGATGCTTAACAAGCCAGTCCTCAAAAGCGTCAATCGACTTGAACATCAGCTTTCTGGATACAACGACATGCTTCTTAATCTCTACACCATCGAATCCAAGCAGGTCAAATGTATCCTGCTCGTCATCGTTTGCCGTTCCTTCTGATACGCCTGTCGCATCACCCGCGGCAATAGCCGTATGCCTCGGCACTGCAAAACCTCTGCTCTGGCCCTGATCGTCCGCATCATCGTCTATCGGAGAGTCACCTGTAACCAGGTCCACAATCCTGTTAAGTGTGCTTGTCGGAACCAGGGCTGATGTATTTGTCGTTGTATGTGTAAATGCTCTCTGCTCCTCATCTGTCAGTTCGCCAAATACTCTCTGACCGTTAGACCTTACAGCAATGCTCTTGAGCCAGGCTGTTCTGTAGAGTGCAGAGGATCTGCCGTATCTGGCCTCTTCATCCTGCGCCGCTGCCGGCTGGAAGTTTCTCACCTGTGTCCCGGTCTGTCCGGATGCCACTCTTGCAGCCAGAGCATTTCTTCTTTCAATCTGACTCTGCAGTGCAGCTCTTCTCTCTGTCAGGGCATCCACCTCTGCAGTAAGAGCATCCAGATCCGCATCAGCTGCATTCATCTCTGTTGCAATTTCATTCATTCTTCTCTCAACACCGTCAAGGTCAAGAGCTCTGATCTCTTCAATCGTCATGATTAATTCATTCCTCTCATTTTTGCCATTAACTTGTTTCTCTTTATTGCCCGTTTAAGTCTCTCCGCTTTTGCTTCCCTGATCACTCCGTCTGAAAAGCTCCGGGCTGAAATCTCAGTTGCATCATTCGCCGGAATGGATACCGCTGAGACATCATACAGTTTGGATATTGCCGTTATGGTCCTGAGCACAACCGTTTTATTGTACTCATGATCATATTCGGACTTTCTTTCATCGGTCTTTACCACGAAACCAAAGGACATCTTGTTTGTATAGCCGCCCTTGATTTCCTCGTAAAGCTTCCGGCCTTCCTCTGTGCCTCCAAGGTCAGCAGTGACCTTAAGGCCGATCTGGTCAACTTCCAGCTGCAGAGTCTTGTTTGATACTCTGGCAAATACTCTGCCCTGATGGTCATACTGCATGATTGTGTCGGTCATGTCACAATCATCAAATGCATGTGCATCAATCTGCTCATTCACTTCGTACCCGTCCCAGGCATAGAGCTGGTAAGTAGTGTTGAATCGTGTTGCATAGCCTTCAACAATCATCTGCTCATCTTCTGTATCTGCAGACCTTACCTCAAAGACCATGCTTCTGTATTCTCTGTTATTCACTATCGGCATCTTTCTTGACTCCTCCTGTTAAATCATCATCGTGATGTGTCACACTGCCATCCGCTCCAAGCAGATAGTATTCTCCTCTTATGGTGTAGGCCTGCCCTGATCCGTTCGGCAGAGGCGGCAGATTCCAGATTTCTCTGATCTCATCCCTGTTCATGATTCCTCTATCTGCCATCTGTGATGATACTGCCAGCTTATCCGCGTTACTCATGTACTGGAGCCTGTTGGCCGTTGCCATGATTATATTCCCGGCTATGCGTTCCCGCGGTGAGAATGTCATTCCGGTAATTACCTCAGAAAACTGGATAGCAAACACTTCAATGGCTCCCTCATAGTAGGAAGCCCATTCATCACCGTTTGCAATGTTCTGCAGGATCTTCTCATTCACGCCAAAATAGTTCTGCACATTCGTCTGAATGAGTTTCATCTGATCAGCGGCTACCGTGTAAGGATTTGACTTTATCTGCTGAACATTGTCATAAGTGTTCGGGAAGAGGAGCAGGCCGCCGCCCTCTGCATCCGCTGAGAGATTTTCCTGAGTGAATCTCTTTCGCTCTTTTGCCAGATCCTCAGCCTTTGCAAAGTTCGTAAGCTTTGCCATGAATCTGTATGTTGCGGATGATTTAACAGCTTCCTGTATGCCCTGATTCTGCAGATCTATGAGCTGCATGGTCTTATCAAGAGCCGTATTCTGCTCACCAAAC